TCGACGATGTGCCTGATAGTGATTTCCACTTTATCATAGATAACACATGCACACGGACACAACTCAAGGAACAAGTACAAACCATCGTTAAAAAGTTGAGAATATGAAAATATATCTATCAGGAAAAATCAGCGGGACAGACCTTGACTATGTACGTCGCCTATTTGACAAGGTAGCCACCACCCTCCGAGCGTTAGGTCACGAAGTTATCAATCCTCTTTGTAACGGGCTATCTGAAACAGACCCATGGGAGGAGCATATAGCCAAAG